GCGAAACGCCCGGACCGCGGCTGCGGTCGCCTCGTAGGCGGGCGTGTGGACGAGCGAGACCTCGTAAAGGCGGGCCGACACGACGGTGCGGCGGTTGCCCGCCCACTCGTCCTTGTCGACCGCGAACCCAAACGACATGTTTTGGTAGATGCCGTCGCGCAGAAGGACGCGCATGTCCTGCCCGTCGCGGGTGTCCGGCAGCCGAGCAGCGAACGTCACTCCGCGCTCGGTTTCCTCGAGCTCGAGCGTTCCGCTGCGCGTGTCCGCCAGCACGCGCCCGCCGTCGTGCTCGACGAGCAGCGACACGTTCCGCTTGCCGATGTCGGCAGCGAACGCGCCACGCTGGATGGTCTCGATGAACGGCAGCGGCTGCGACTCGGTCTCATAGGGAATGGCCAGCCCGGACACGCTGTTGCCCTCGACGGCTGCGCGGACCTCGAACGAGCGGCGGTCAATCTGCATCGGGCGACTCGCTTTCTTCGTCCTCGCGGTCGCCGTTCACCTCGGCCTGACCGGCCGCCGTGTCCAGGCGCATCATGAGTTCGTCTGCCATGGGGTCCTGCACCGGCTGCATGCCGATGAACCACCTGGCGTCGTTAGGCGTGAGAACGCCAGACATGACGAGCTTGGACAGCTCCTTGGCCGTGTCCTTCATCGTGCCGCGGAGCAGTTCCTGCAGGTCGTGCTCGACGCGATAGCCGGGCAACAGTTTGGCCGTCAGTTCGGCCTCGATTCGCTTCGCCCAGGGCCGCAGCGTCTGATCGACCAGCGCACGCTGGGCGTTCAGGTCAATCTGAGTGCCCGCCTCGGTGGCCGCCAGGAACGACAGCGGCAGGTTGAGCGCTCGGGCGATCTCGCCCATGGCCGCAGTCCGGGCCGCCGTCACGGCGTCCAGGTCACCCTGCCCGCTGACGCCCTCGATCTTGCCGCCGCCGTCGATGATCAGCGGTTCCGACGCACCGCCCGACTTGGCATGTTTGGCCTTCCAGGCGAGCAGGATTGTCTGCTTCGCCTGCTCGCTGATCGGCGTGGGGAATTGGAACGACAGGCGCCGGGTCGTACCGGTGGCCGCCATGGTGGCCGCCCAGTTGTCGAGGTCCGCCACCAGTTGCAGCTGCGTGCGGCACTTGTCCAGCGGGCTTTCGCCGATGAACGCCCACCGGCTGTAGCCGCCTTTGACGTGGATGAGGTCGCTAGCCGGTATGGGCTGCCCGTCGAGCAGGTACTGCAGCGGGTTAGCCGACCAGTTGATGGTGATGCGCCCGCGCTCGAGCGGAATCAGTTCGGCGGCCTCGCCCGAGTACGTGCGGGCGATGTACGCGTAGGCGTTGCCCTGCGTCATGGCGTCGGTCACCAGCCACCGGCGCAGGTCCCAGCCGTTGACCATCTCGGTGCTGCGGCCGGTCAGCAGGCTCAGGGCAGCAGGCTGCACCTCCTGGTCCTTGCTGTCGTAGACGCACAGCGTGACGCTGGCCAGCATCGAGGCCACGCCCTCGATGGCACGCTGGACGCCAGGCAGCGCCTCAACGTCGCCCACGCTGCTGGTGTCGACCAGCATGGACGCGTTGAAACTGCCCAGGAAGTAGCTGCGGAAGCGCGAGAGGAGTCCCACGCCTCCCCCAGTTTGAGTACGCGCTTTTTCTGTCAATAGGCGAAAGTGACATTTTTTGTCACATTCCGCGAATTGTCATTCTGTCCGCTTGGTGGCGTCAGATGGTCATCACGCCGGACGGCGGCATCCACTGCTGGGAGCGCCCGCGCAGCTCGAACAGGCGGGCCGCGTTGCAGGCGGCCACCAGGGCGTCGATGTTCTGCCCGTCGCGCTTCTGCAGTTTGACCAGCCCGCCGTCGTAGGTCTTGGTCGTGGCGTGCCGCAGTTGGTGCAGCAGCACCGGGTCGTCGTGGTAGCGGAGCGCCTTCATCCGGATGAGCGCCACGAAGGTCGACCAGGCGGGCGCCTGCTCCCGGATCGACTGGGAACGAGCCTCCACCGGCAGGTTTAGTTTGTCGACCATGACCTGCCGGACCCAATTCTGCGTCCAACCGACCTCGTCGACGCCGACGGCCTCGAGTTGGAGGGTGCTACCAAGTTGTCCCAGCAGGCCCTCGACGGCGTCAAAGTCGATGAGTTGCCCGTCGTTGTGGTGGACGTGCCCCTGCTGGACCAATTCGTGCAGCCAGGGCCGCTGCTGCTTCATGTGCGTTAGTTCCCCGCAGGTGAACGACCAGGTGCGGAGCAGCCCAAACTCCCCGCCGTCGACCACCACCCCGACGCTCGTCAGGTCGGCCCGAGCGCCCACGACGCTCCCCAGGCTGAAGTCGATAAACGCCCAGGCCCGGCGGCCCCGCACGTCCTCGAGGCGCCAGTCGAATCGGGCCTGCTCGAGCACGGCCGCGTCGATGCCGACGCTGGCGAGGCTGCCGCCGGGCAGGTTCAGGCGCTGGGTGCGGAACTCCTCGACGCCGTCCGACCGGCTGCCCAGGAACGCCAGTTCCGACCGGATGGTGTCCTCGGTGATGTGCCCGCCCTCGATCCACAGCTGCGGGTTGGCCTTGCGCCACTGGACAGGGTCGTGGATGTCCGCCCCGGCGTCAGACGCCCAGTGGTGGACCGCCCAGTCCTCGCGCAGGCGGCCGGCCAGCAGCTGCGCCTCGGCCTCCTGCCGCCAACCGGCCCAGGGCAGGCTGAGGTCGTCGTCGGCGGTCGTCGTCATCAGCAGCCGCCCCTCGGCGGTCTTGGTGGCCGCCGTCATCAGCCGACTCAGGTAGTCCCCCTGCAGACGGGCCGCCTCGTCTGCCAGAACCAGCGCTGGCGTCACGCCGTCCGCTCGCTTGGCGTCCCTGGCGATGGGCAGCATCTTGCCCTTCCCGTGGCGCAGCATCGGCTGGTTGTTCGACATGCGGGCCGCCCAGGGCGTCGTCTTGCCGTCGGCGGGCCAGTGGATCTTGGCTAGGGCCTCCATGGACAGGCGGGCCTGCGACAGGGCCGTGGCAGCGCTCACAACGAGCCGATCAGCCTCGGGGTCCCTCAGGACCCATCCGGCCAGCAGGGCGGCTAGGAGCGTCTTGCCGTGGCTGCGCGGCACCGAGAACGACACCACCCTGCACCGCTCACGCCTGGCGATGGTGTCGGCCAGCACAGGCACCCAGTACGGGTACAGCACCACGTCGGCCGGCAGCGTGGCAGCGAATGCGTCCACCACCGCCCCGTCGTAGCCGCCTGCCTCGGCGCGTCGAGCGTAAGCCGTCAGAGAAGCAGCAGTTACGTCAGACACGCCGCCGCTGGCTGCGGTGGCGTACGCCCATGCCGTCGATGTTTCAATGATGGATGAATGCATACGGCGATACGCTGTCGGGCGACGACGGGTGGGGAAGGAGGGGGTGGTAACCCACCTATGGGGGGGGGCTACATATCAACCACTACCTATTGTGTGTTGCGCCTTATGGCACACTGGGCACAGGAACCGAACGTTGGTCGGGTCGTATTCACGCGCAGGATCGTCATGCACCCTGACGATGTGGTGCCCCTCCAACGAATCCACCATGGCCCTGCACTGCTCACACGCGTAAATCCCACGCGCCTTGCGCAGCTTCTCTTTGAACTGGTGCCACGTCTTACCCCTGCCCTTGCCCTTCGGCTCGGGCTTGGGTGGCAGCATCGGATCCCACTTGCGAGGTAGGCCCATCAGGGATCCCGCATGCGTTGGATCTCGAGGTCACGCAGAAACTGGGGCACGTCGTGCAGGCGCAGCACGATCAACCACTCGCAGTCGTCTGCCCGCATGAGGAGAGCCGTGTGGTCCAGCCGGTTGGCGCTGGCCGCCTGGTCGAGTTCTGCCCGCTGCATGATGGACTCGACGCCCAGGCGGGCGTAGCGCTTGACCTCCCATTTCCAGAACGTCATCGAGGTATCGAGGTCGCTGGCGCCGTCGACGCCGTTGCGTGCTGAGCGCTCGGCGGAAATGCCCAAGTGCTTGCGCAGCATCTCGGCGGCCTCGAGTTCGCCGCGGGCGCCCTTGTTTCGCTGCATGCGTCCCATCAGCCAGTCCCGTCTGCCAGTCGGCGCTCGATTTCGTTCGTTTCGTAGTGGGACAGCCTGGCGCGCAGCCTGGCGTTCTCGACCTCGAGCATGCGCAGCTGCGCCTGCAGGTGGTCTTTCTCCCGCCTGAGATCGACTGCCCGGTCGGCTAGGGCCTCGATGGCGTGGATGGTTGCTTCCAGTTCTCCTGTCTTGTCCTTCATGCTTCTCCTCCTCGACCGCCGGGTGCGGTCGCCCCATAGGGCGATCCGTCATCCCGCCGGTCGATGGCTTCTGCGAATCGTTCCACCATCTCGTCCGACAGGCGGTGCGTCGGTAGACGCAGTCCGCCTGCGTCTCTAATTCCGTTGGGGGGGGTTGACAAACCCCCATTCCCGATGGTACGACCCGCGCTGCGAATCGGACGGGCGCTGTCGCTGCCGATCTCGCGCGGGTCGACCTCGGTTGGGGGGGTTCTAGGGGGGGCCGCCAGGAGCGCCCGCCCGCCGTCGACAAACTGCTGGAAATGGCCGGGCTCGGTCAGATGCCACGTGCCCTTGTCGTCGTGGCGCGGCAGCGTCGACATCAGGGCCTCGACGTGTAACAGCGCGTCACATTGGTCCTCCCTGGGCAGCGGCTCGGTGTCCTCGAGGTCAGCGAACCACGACCCGTCGCCTGGCTTAACCCACAAGGCCTTCGGGCGGCCGCCCGCCCTGTCGGCCTCCCTTGCCGTCCGGAAGGGCCCAGCGGCCCTGCCCGTGCCCCGTGGCGCGAACGACCAGTAGGACACGATCCGAGCCGCCATGGACGGCTGCTCGGCGTCGTAGCGTGGCACCAGCCTGGCGTAGCCCTTCTGCAGGTACTCGACGGTGATGGTGTTGCCGGTCTTGGACTCGCGGGCCCGCTCGATGGCCAGCGCCACCAGCCGCTGGTCGAGTTTGCTGAACCGCTCATGGAACCCTTGCTGCTGGGCCTCGGGCGCCCGCGTGAGCGCCGGGAAGGCGCGGAGCAGGGAGTGCCAGTTGGCCCCCCACGACGCCTGGTCCTCTTCAGAACGGCAGATCATGGTGATCCCCCAGGTCGATTGGCGTGGCCTTCTCGGCCTTCTCAAAGTTCCAATACCGCTTGCCGTCTTTCTCCGTGCTCGTCACGCCGGTCAGCCGGATGGTGGCCCCTGCCCCCTCGGGCTGGGTCCACGACCGGAACGTCGAGAAGTAGACGCCGCCCTGGCTGTTCGTCGACCACAGCAGCACGCGGGTGGGCTTCTTGGGCCCGTCCGGGAGTTGGATGCTGATGATCTTGCCGACGGCGTCGGTGTAGTACGTCCTCGAGCGGCTGCTCGGCACGTCGCCCTCGCGGGCCCGCCACACCGGCCGCAGCTCCTCGGGCGTGTACGCGCACGGGTACGGGTCGGGAGCGTCCGTGGGCAGGTCGGCGTCGTAGGCCAACGGTGCAGGCGGGTCGAACGGGACGACCGCAGTGGGCGGGGGCACCACGACCGGAGGGGACAGGGAAGGTCCCCCTCGGGCTTGGCGCGGATCCCCCCGCCCTTCTGCAGCTTCTCCGTCGTCGTCACCAGCCGGAACGGCGGCAAGGCTTGAAAGGCTGTAACGCCTGGCGTACGTCAGCGCCGAACCGATGGCCTGGGGCGTCGGCCGCTCCACGGGCAGGCTGAGGGTCGCGGCGAACCACTCGCCGCTGTCGGCGTGCACCAGCGTGGTCGTGCAGCATGCGCAGCCGTCGGAGAACGACGACGCTTGCAGGATGGCGATGCCGTTGGCCGCCAAATGCGGGCGGCAGGCTTCGTCGATGGCCGCCAGGTCGGCGTACCG